TTGCTCGCCTGCCTCTCGCTGGTCGAGCTCTGCGGCCCCTCGCGCTTCTCCCACTGGGACGAGGACGGGGAGCCCGTCGCCAAGCGCCACCCGCGCCCCTGGATTCAGGTCGCCGCCGTCTCGCAGTCGCAGACGAAGAACACGATGCGCATGCTCCCGACTCTCGCGAGCCAGGAGATGCAAGCCGAGTTCGGGCTGTCTGTGCGAGCCGAGACGGCCGTCGCCCTCAACGGGACGGCGACCCTCGACGCCATCACGAGCAACTACCGCACCCTCGAAGGTGGCCGCTCCACGTTCGTCGTGCTCAACGAGACTCACCACTGGATCGCTTCCAACGGCGGTCACAAGATGTACGAGACCCTCAACGACAACACGACGAAGATGGACGGTCGCTACCTCGCGATCACCAACGCCTACATGCCAGGCGAAGGCTCAGTCGCAGAGGTCATGCGCGCCGAGCACCAGATGATCCTCGAAGGGCTCGCGCCCGACGTCGGCTTCCTCTACGACTCGCTCGAAGCGCACGAGACCGCACCCATCGACCCCATCCTCCTGCCCCGCATCCTTGAGGGCATCCGAGGCGACGCCAAGTGGCTGTCCATCGAGTCGATCATGGGCAACATCCAGAAGGGCAAGCGGTCCGCCGCTCGTACCCGACGGATGTGGCTCAACCAGATCGTCGCGGAAGAGGATGCGGTCTACGCACTCTCGACCTGGACGGCGCTGAGCGACGGCTTCAAGGACGAGATGCTGCGCCCCGGCGACCGCATCACGCTGGGCTTCGACGGCGGCAAGACGGACGACGCTACGGCGCTCGTCGCGGTCCGCCTGGACGACGGCTACGCCGAGATCGTCGGCCTCTGGGAGAAGCCCTTCGGGCCTGCCGGAGAGCACTGGGAGATCCCTCGCGACGAGGTGAACGACCGGGTGCACGACGCCTTCCGCCTGTACGACGTGCAGGGCTTCTACGCCGACGTGACCCTCTGGCAGGGCGACATCGCGGACTGGACTCGCGCCTACGGCGACCAGCTCGCCGTCAAGGCCACGGGCAACTCGCCTATCGGCTGGGACATGCGCTCGCTCAAGGCATCGACGCTCGCGCACGAAGACCTCATGCAAGCGGTCTACGACAAGCGCATCCACCACAACGGTGACCTCACCCTCCAGCGGCACGTCATGAACGCTCGCCGCGCCACGAACACCTGGGGCATCTCCTTCCGCAAGGAGACCCCCGAATCGCCCAAGAAGGTCGACGCCTACGCCGCCCTCATGCTCGCCTACCGCGCCCTGAACGACATGAAGATTCGCGGCAAGGAGCGATCCACCACGCAGGCGGGCATCTGGGCCTTCTGAGAACTCGACCGAGAGGTGCTTATCACATGGCCGAAGAGGTCGACTCTACTTCCGCACGGAAGCGGGCCAAGAGGCTCCACGACATCCTGAGGCACGACCTCGACTGCCGTCTCATCAAGGTGGACGAGTACCTCCATGGCGAGCAGGCCGGGCCGTACATGCCCGACCTCGCGGACGACGAGTACAAGCTGCTCGCCGAGCGCAGCATCAACAACATCATGCCGCTGCTGGTTCGTACGCCGGTCCAGGGCTGCTACGTGGACGGCTACCGCCCAGGCAAGGCCGACACCGCGAAGACTGCTGGCGAGCTCACCACCTCCCCCGCGTGGGACTGGTGGCAGTACGTCGGCCTCGACGCCAAGCAGTCGCCGATCTACTCGGCGGCCGTCGCCTACGGCCACTCCTTCTTCCTCGTGGAGAAGGACGCCGGGGGCAAGCTCTCCGGGCGCGGGCTCAGCCCGCTGCGCACCGCCGCGATCTACGACGACCCCGCGTGGGACATCGACCCCGTGGCGGTCCTGCACGTCAACCGCTGGCCTGAGGCTGGCGAGGACGGGCGGCCTGGCAAGGCCCAGCTCTGGGACGGCCCGGACGAGTGGGTGCTGACCTGGAAGGACAAGGGCTTCGAGGACGCGAAGCTGACGTACGTCGGCAAGCACGGCGCGGAGACCCCGCCTGTGACGCGCTTCGCCCCCGAGCTCGACCTGGACGGGCGCACCACCGGCCTCGTGTGGGAGATGATCCCGCCCCAGGATCGCCTGAACCAGACGATCTTCGACCTGCTCGTGGCGCAGACCGGCTCCTCGTTCAACACGCGAGTCTTCACCGGCATGGCCCCGCCCATGAAGCAGAAGGCCAAGTACGAGCAGGTGCCTGACGGCAACGGCGGCTTCACCAACGGTGACTTCATCGGCTTCGAGCCGGAGATCGGGCCGGATGGTCGACCGATCCCCCTGCGCTTCCAGATGAACGGCCGCCAGGCGCTCTTCCTCAACGGGGAGGGCGACAAGAACGTTGGCGTTCACAACCTCGAAGGCACGCAGCTCCAGGGCTACATCGACTCGCTCACCGAGGTCAAGGAGTCCATCTCCTCGGCCACGCAGACGCCGCCGACGTACCTCCTGGGCCAGATCGCCAACCTCTCCGCAGAGGCGCTCAACGCCGCGGAGATCAGCCTCACGCGCAAGATCCAGTCCTACCAGAAGTCGTTCGGCGAGTCGTGGGAGCGAGTCTTCCGCATCGTCGGCGAGCTCTCGCAGGACGAAGAGCGCTCCGAGGACTACAACGGCGAGGTCATGTGGCGCGACACCGGCTCGTCCGCTCTCTCGCAGACGGCCGACGCGCTCGGCAAGCTGCGTCAGAACGTCGATGTCCCGGTCAAGGGCCTGTGGCGCAAGGTGCCTGGCGTCACCCAGGGCGAACTCGCCCAGTGGGAGACGTGGCGCGAGGAGGAGAACGAAGACCTCCGCCAGGCAGAAGCCCTGGAGCGTGCCATCAACCCTCGTCCCAGCACACGGCCGAAGCCCACAACCACCCCCGGGAGTGAAGCCGCGTGACTAGTCCCGATCTTCTCGCAGAGGCCGAAGAGGCCGCACTGGCCCTCCAGGTTGCTCTCGCGAAGATCGGGGCCGAGACCATCGTCGAGGCGCTGAGCCTCTGGCGGAAGATGAACCCGGCCGACGTCGAGGCCGTGGCGCAGGAGTGGCTGGACGACGCGGTAGAGATGATCCTCTCCCGTCGCCAGCACAGCAGAGAGCTCGGCCTGGCCTACTACCGCCTGGTCCGCGCGCTCATCACCGGCTCGACGGTGCCTGACCCAAGGCGCCCCGAGCCGACCTACGTCACGCTCGAAGACCTGCGTCGCGAGTTCGCCGACCTGGCAGAGTCTCAGGCTCCTACGGGCGGGGGTAACCTCTCCGTCCCCGTGGAGCCGCACGAGACGCCGGTCGCCCCTCGCGACGACGACGGCACGCTAGAGCGTGACGACGAAGGCGTGGACCTCCTCGACATGACCGAGGACGAGCTCCGCCAGGCGCTCCGCGATGACATCGAGCGCACCGAGGCAGCCCGTCGTGAAGACGACGAGGACGCCGAGGAAGAGGCGCGGCAGGTCATGGAGGCGCTCGGCAAGGACGGGCTTCTCAAGCGCGTGCGCGGCTTGGACGACGAGGCTCCTGCCTCGGAGGTCGACGCCTCTCGCAACGAGGCCAAGCGCAAGTCGGGCAACCGGCAGGCGTCGGCGGCCGAGCGAGTGGTCCTCAACGGGGCTCGCGGCGAGATGTGGCGCGGCATGGACCGCGACAAGCGAGCGCTCGGCTGGGCTCGGCAGTCCCGCACGGGAACGCCCTGCGGCTTCTGCGCCATGCTCATCTCCCGAGGCGCCGTCTACCGCTCTGAGGACTCCGCCGCCTTCAGCGAGGGCGATCTCTACCACGACAACTGCAAGTGCTTCGCAGTGCCGGTCTGGACCAACGACCAGTACGCCGACTCGATGTTCGACATGAACCGCACCTACTCCGAGTGGTGGCCCGTGGTCACCCAGGGGACGAGCGGCAAGTTCGCGCAGGCGCTCTGGCGCAAGTTCTTCCGCCTCTCCCAGGAGAGCGGCTGGAGCGAGGCCGAGGCGCTTGCCAAGTGGGACGACTGGTACCACAACACACCTGCCGGGGATGCCTTCCACGAAGGGCTCCTCCGGCGCACGACCCGCGCGAGTTGAGGACATCTCCTCGCGCGTCTGCGCTGACGAGCGCAGAGCCCGTGGGCGGCGCTTATGCCGCTGCCGCGACGGGCCTCACTCCCCCCTGGCCTGGAGCCGGGGTTAACACCCACCCCAAGCGACGACGCCCAGGAGGCGAAGCGTGAACCCGAAGCTGTTCAAGAACCACCGACTCATGTTCACCACGGACAACGAGGAGGCGGGCGCCGGTACGCCGGACGAGGGCCTGGAGCCCAAGGCCACCGACGACAGCGACACCGATGCCCCGCAGGACGAGGACGCTGACGAGGAGCCCAAGGGCGACCCCGAGGACGACCTCCCCGAGTGGGCCAAGAAGGAACTCAAGCGCACGCGCAGCGAGGCGGCCAAGTACCGCACCGAGCGCAACGCCCTTCAGGAGACGCTCAAGGACGCGAAGAGCCCCGAGGACATCGAGGCAGCGACCAGCGAGTACATCCAGAAGGTAGAGGCGCTGGAGCTCCAGCTCACCCGAGAGCGCATCGCTCGCCAGTTCTCTCTCCCCGACGAGCTGGCTGCACGGCTTCAGGGTTCGACTGAGGACGAGCTGAAGGCTGACGCCAAGGCTCTCCAGAAGTTCGCTCGCCCCGTTCGTGGCAGCGACGACCCCAAGGGCGGGCTGGACCCGTCGATCGATCCCGAGACGTTCGACGCGAAGGCTGCTGCGGCACAGATCCTCAGCCAGTACTGAGCCTCGACGAGTCCCAACCCCCTACTCCACTTCAAGCCCCCTCCGCGCTGCGGCTAGGGGGCTTTCGCATGCACAGGAAAGGCCGACATGGCTCACACTCCTCAGAAGTACGAGAAGGTCGCGGCGACTGCCGCGACGCTTCTTGAGGCCAAGCTCGTCGTCCCCGCGCTGTTCCAGCACGAGGGTATCGACCAGTTCAAGGGCGGCGCGGGCGACGCCTACAGCGTCACCGTCCCGGGCGTCCTCCCCTACCGTCGCTACGGCTGGCGGAACGACCGCACGAACCCGATCCAGTTCGACGAGTACTCGGAGCGCAAGGTCACCGTCGAGTTCGGTGACAACGTGTACTCCGCAGTTCGCCTGACGGACGAGCAGAAGGACTTCGACTTCGGCGGTTCGTTCGGTCGCCTCATCGGCGCCCAGACGGACGCGATCCGTCGTGGCCTGGAGCACGAGGCGGTCGACGCCCTCGTGGGCGCCCCGTACGAGGTCAACATCGCGGCGGGCGCCAGCGCCGACATCCGCGAGGTCGCCATCGCTGCACGCGCGGCGCTCGACAACCTCATGGTCCCGGACGGCCAGCGAGTCCTCCTCCTCGGCACCGCCTGGGAGAAGAAGGCGCTCCTGGACAACAACCTGTCCCTTTCGCAGAACTCCAGCGAGGGTCGTGCCCTGGCCGCTCTGGAGCGCGCCACCATCGGCGATCTGTACGGACTGTCGATCATCGTCTCGCGCGAGATCCCGGCCAACGCGGCGTTCGCGTTCGTCCGCTCGGCGTTCGTGTTCGTGTCGGGCACCCCGACCGTCCCGGACAGCGTTCCCTTCGGCGCCGCGGCGTCGTCTGGCGGCCCCCTGAACATCGGCCTCCGCTGGCTCAAGGACTACGACACGGAGCGCTTCCAGGACCGCTCGGTCTTCAACACCTACCCGGGCTTCCGCTACGTGGACGACCCGCTGGTCTCGGTCAACCCGACCACGAAGAACGGCTCGGTCTCCGAGACCAACCACTTCGTGCGCGCCATCAAGCTGACCCTCGCCACGTCGGGCACCGCCACCACGGTCGTGACCACGACGAACGACGAGGAGCTCAGCGAGATCACGGGCATCACGCTCGCCG